CCGTCTCATGGTTCTGGGTCTCGTCGTTTATATTCATTTAAAGACATTGCAATTATGGCGGTTTCTAAGCGACTTTTAGACGCTGGAGTAAATCTTACTAATGTGACTACTGCTATAGTGTTTTTAAATTGTTTTAGTGTAAAGCATCTCGAAAATATGACCATAATTTGCGATGGTCAATCTGTTGTGGAATGCGATAGTAATCAGAAAAATATGCGAGATATGCTTGAATGTGGCACAGCTGTTTTTGCTATAGCTGTTGGTCGTATTGTCAAACAGGTTAAAGCTGATTTAGACTCTGCATTATCTAAGTAAATTTCTAATGTATTTGTATATTTTATCCCTAAAATATATCTAATCTGACATAACGTACATTATCGGATATTGTCGTCGTTGGCTTAGTTCTCGTGGTTTAACACTATATCTCAATCTTAAAGATGTTCCAAAACTAAAATCTAGATAATTGAAAGGGGGTGATTAAATGACTGATGTTAATGCTACTTTGCGACTTGTGCATGCCACGTCTAAGGCGAATAATCCTTATGATTATGTTGCTGTTATTGTTGCTGGTCAAGAGATTTCTCGTCTTTTTTTGAAACCTCTTGAAGTTAAGTATTTATTTGATTCTAAAAATGTTGTTATTTAGTAAGGAGTTTTATTATGTATTCTGCACAAATTTTAGCTGATGGTTCTGGTATGGCTGGTTGGATTGCTTCGTTTCAAACTGCTTGGAATACTGGAGCAATGTGGAATGAGCTAACTGCAGCGGGTGCTCTTATTGGTCTTGTTGTGGTTTTTTCTTTTGGTTACCGTATTATCCGTAAATTGGTTAAGGGCGTTTCTAAAGGTAAAGCTAATATTTAACGTTTATTGTTGTCATTGGATAAGCTATGTATGATTTTCAACCTTTTTATGATGTTATTGTTGAGTTAGGAAAGACGCTTGTTCCGCTTGCTGTTCCTGCTATTTGTGCATGGCTTATCCTTTCCTGGATTTTTGATTTATTGTATAGGTCATAATGCGTTTTGTTGATTCTCGTAATACTAAAGGTTTAAGTAAGCCTGTTTATGGTGATTCGTTTTGTATTGTTGATACAAATCGTTTGTTTTCTTATCGTGCTGGTGATTGGTCATCGAGACGTAAGTATGCTGTATATGTTAAGGCTGGTGTAAGTGCTGATGAGTGGTTTTTATCTTCGTATGCGCAAACCTATGATAGTCGTTCTCCTTGTGAGAATTATGAGACGTTTTCAGTGCAGTTGCAACCTTCTACTCATTTTTTTACGGCAGAACTCGTTACTGATGCTTTGTTATGTACGACGATTATTTGTTCGATTGTTTGGATTATTGTGCGTCCTATTTTTCCTCGTCGTTTGCGTTCCGACCGTCGCTAATGCTTCTATTAATACTCCTGTTGATAGCGTGCCCATTAATGGTAACATTACTGTTTCTAATGGTTCTCTTTCAAATTTAGGTACTGGTGCGGTTGCTTTAGCTCGTGGACAAATTATGTCTATTGATGCTATTTATCCCGTTGGTTTGCAAGCTGGTGATATTGTTGCTGTTTCGATTCATCAATTGAATTCTGATACTTCGTTTGGTGTTAAGTGGGGTGCTTTATCGAATTATCCTTATTCTTCCCTTTTACAGGTTGATGTTGCTGCTAAGACAGCGTATTTTAAGTGTCTTTCTTCTTCTTGCGCTTTATCGTCTGTGGCTAAGCTTCAAAATGATGCTAATTATTTCATTACTGCTTTTCGTATTCGGGGTGATAATCTTGCTGATATTAAGGCGTATTTGGATCAGTTTAATAATTGGTTTTCTACGCTTTCTAATCGTCTCATTAATGTGAATGATACGCTTGCTGATATTCGTTCTAAAATTGATGGTATTTTTACTTGGTTTCGTTCAATTAATGATTATCAAGATATACGCACTGGTAAAGTTTTAACTGAATTACATAAGTTAGAAAAGTTGTTGAAAGATCAGGAGCGTGATCGAGAAGAACAGAAGAAAAAAGAACAGCAAGCTAATGCTGATGCAGAAAAAAAGAAAAATGAGTTTTCTAAGAAGAGTGATAATGATACAAAAGCTGAAAATAATGTTAGTAAGCTTTCTTCGCTTTTTACGAATCTTTTTACTACATCTCCTAAACCTCCTAATATTAGTGCATCATATAATGGTGTAAAATTGGATTTTGATTTTGATGCTATTCCTGCTCCTCCTGCATGGCTTATTGCGTTAGAAGCTCTCCCCCTTTTTTATATTTCTTTACGTTGTTTTGCTAAATTGCTTCGTCTAATGCCTGAGCTTGTGCGTGCTTGGCGTGAGCGTTCTATGTCTTTGAGTATGGTTTTTGATTTCTTAGGAGTGTAGGTATGCTTGATTTTGTTCGTGTTGGTATTCGTACTGCTGTTATTACTGCTATTTTTGTGGCACTTGGTGTTCTTCTTGCTGGTTTGTTTAAATTATTTTCTATTATTCCGTTTCCTGATGTTTCGCTTGTTACTGATGCTTTTAGTATTGCTTTTTGGTTTCTTCATCGTTTTGCGCCACCGCTTGTTTGGACAATACTTTTTATTTCTGCTTTAATTGTTTTTAAGTTTACTGTGTATGTGGCGTATTTAGTTAATCTTGCGGCTAGTTGGGTTTTGGAGATATTTCAATGAAAATAGATTTTGAGTCTTTTAGGCATAAGTCACCTAAAGCTTTTACAGGTTTTCCTACAGGAACGCGCGTGTATAAGGGTTTTCAAGGATCTGGGAAGACCTTGAGCATGGTACATTATGCGCTTAAAATTTTAAAAGATTATCCGGATTGCATATGCTATAGTAATATTATTATTAATCATCCACGTGTAAATCTGTTTTTTACGAATGATGAATTAGAAAACATTCTTAATATGACCGTTGGTGATAAAGGGTTATTACTTCTTCTTGATGAAGCGCATCTATTTTTTAATAAGAAACGTGGTATTAGTCTTGATTTTCTTGCTGCGATCTCTCAACAACGTAAAAATCGTTTCCATATTGTTATGTCCTCACAAATATGGGAAGAACTTGACATTAGTTTACGTAAACAGGTAAAAACAATTGTTAATTGCCATAGCTTATTACGTACTATTATCGTTAATGATGTATCAGATGGTGAAACACTTTCTTATGATAAATTACAAGGCGCATATGTAGCTAAAAAATTGTATACGTATGTTTTTCATATGACAAAACGAGAAACTTCACTCTATGACACATATCAGCGTATCGCACGCAATGACGAATACTCACACACTTCTACACGCTCTACGGACTCGCCGTGCTCCGCAATTCAAATCAACCTTCCCAAACACGCACTTCTCCGTGCGTAAAAATCAGACCGTCCGAACTGTTCGCACAGTACTGTGCGCAGTTCGAGACGGCAAAATAATACTGCAACCAATGGTTGCAGTATTATCATAATTTTTTTATAATAGCATAATCAATACAATTTCTCTTTAAGGATAATTGAAATGACAGTAAATATCAAGTCTCACAAGCTTCGCCAAGCTCTTGGTAATTCGGAAGAACGTGTCAGCTCTTTGTGGGCTTTGCGTTCTACAATGCAGAAAATCGTTACTCGTCATACTCTTCGCGATTGCGGTCATGTTATTAATCATGCTGCTGCTGTACAAAAAATAAAATCAGATGGTTCTGGCGCGTTTGGTGGATTGGCTACCTGTAGTAATGTCTGGTGTTGTCCTGTCTGCTCTGCAAAAATCGCGCACTATCGTGTTGAACAAATTAAACTGTTAGTTGACTGGGCTAAACGAAATAACTACGTGATAAGTTTGCTAACATTAACTCAACGTCATCATAGAGGTGACAAATTAAAGCATTTGTGGGAATCAATTAGTCACGCTTTTAGCAAAGTTCAGCAATCGAGTGGTTTTCACTCTTTTCGTGAAGATCTTCTCGTTGGTTATGTTAAAGCAACCGAAGTTACCTTCGGTGATAACGGTTGGCATGTCCACTATCACGTGCTTATGATTACTACTCGAACTTTTGAAGGTTATCACTGTAATAAACGTGGTGACACTATTCGCGATTACATTGCTCAAACTTTTAAGCGTCATCTTGCGAAATATGGTGTTGATTTTATTGCAGACTCTGGTGGTTTAGATTGGCAAGTTTGCCGAGACGGTACTGAGCGTATTGTTGCTAAATATGTGTCTAAAGTGCACGGTGATATATCTAAAGAATTGACTTTAGGTAACTTTAAGAAAGCACGCGTAAAAAGTAGTCGCACACCTTTTCAAATACTCGCTGATATTCAAGAAGACAACTTTCAAAACAAGCAAGATATAGCAATCTTTAATGAGTTCGTTTCAGCTTCTCGCTATCGCGCTTTCACTGTTTTTTCTCGCGATCTTTTCGACATGCTACCACTAGAAGATTTAGACGACGAACAAATCTTAGAACAGCGCAGTGATCGTGATACACTTTTCTTCATCTCAAAAGACGATTGGGAAGTCATACGCGAAGACGGTACAGCTCCCCAATTACTCGCTTTTGTTGAGTCTACAGATGACGTAAGAGACATTATCGGATAA